CATGAGTGCAGTCATTCGGAATCTGTTTAAAAATGGAGAATAGTAGAGAATGAAGAGGTTCGAATATTGACTGAGTAATCACGTCAACCATTGCGAAAATTCTTAATTTCCCTGCTGCTTCTTCCTTAAATGATAGACTTCCTATAAAAAGTCCATTACATATTGGTAAAAGATTGAACTTATTGATAATATGTTCAAGATTTACGAATAAGGTTTGGATATTTTTAGAATTAGTTAATTTAATATACTTATCGATGGCTTCTCAGACAATTTTATTGTCCTTCAGACCAAGGTAAGACCCTATTAAATGACGATAACTTCTTGTTCCTTGAGGAGATGACTTCATTATAGGTAATAACCTATAAGCAGTCAAATCTTTAATGGAGAACTTAAAGCATTTCGTTAATATCATTGATGAATAATTCATCAAAAACATATTGAAAGCTTCTAACTCTTCATTAGAACCCTCGAATGGATCACTAATAGTATTTAATTTAGGCGAGAATGGCACTTTAATTACTCTATAAACAGAGAATAAAGATAACCATAATCGAATAATTCGATAACTATTATTACATATCGCGAGTCTATCAGTTGTTTTAATTACTGATGGTAAACCCGATGTGCTCAAACGAGGGAAGTTAAAGTCCGGTTCAATCTCTCGAAGAGATTTGAAAGGTTGACCCGCTAACTTTTTCTGAACGGCTAATTGGCAAGCTTTAAGATATTTGACCGTGTACACTTCTCCATGATTCTTATTCATTTTAAGAATATGAATTGTGAAGTTATGTAACATTCTAAAACGGGAAGTCTCTTTAGTTCTGAGTAAAGATAAGGTGACTATACGTCATCCAATCTCTTTCATAACTAACTTCAAATGTTTTTCATTTGAAAGTGAGATCATAGTTCCTGCCTTATAAACATCCCTGTATAGTTTAAAGTTACTAAAGAACATAGGTTTATTATCTTTTAAGGTAGTAAATTTTTGTTTCATAGTATTTAAATTATATATATTTTATAGGGACCTTAATTTCTTAAGGTACCACTCAATTAATAAGAGATCGACGACGGCTAGCTTATGAAAGTAAGAACCAATCATATGGTTAAGAAATCTAAATAGTTATAGTCATTATCAGATATAAATTAATTATTAATTTACAAAAGTAAAAATATAATTAACTATAATGGTAAGTAGATCAATTAAACACTGATCTGACATAAGATCTCTATCTTAGTCTTATATCTTCTATAAGTACTAAAAAAGAGGGCTTGTGTCATCTCCCAATT